CATTGGCTCTTACATTGGTAGGCGTGGCTTGTCGATTGGCGACCACAAACCATTCGACGGAAATGTCGGAGAGGTTATCGCTTACGAGAGAAGATTATCAGCAACCGAAATTGGTCAGGTTGAATCTTATTTATCAGACAAATGGAGTATTACAATATGATTTATGTAAAAACAGTTAATGGTGAAGCAAGTGTTTTTCCTTACGACTTACGAAAATTAAAGGAGGAAAATCCAAACACATCTTTCCCGAAAGAGATAAGCGTGGAAATGCTAGAGGGCTATGGTGTTTTTCCAGTAGTAGAAAACAAGCCTGAGTGCGACCCGTATGTTCAGACATTATCTGCTGGAACTCCAACATTAAGTAATGGTCAATGGCAAGTTGATTACACTGCCACCAATATACCTGAAGCGGAAGCTGAAGAAGTTATTAGGAACGCACGATACGAGATGCTTTACGCAACGGATTGGCTTGCTTTGTCGGATGTAGTTATGTCGGCAGATATGGTTGTGTATCGTCAGGCACTTCGTGATATTCCACAGCAAGAAGGGTTTCCCTTCTCGGTTGTATGGCCGACGAAGCCATAGTATAGTAATTTAAACCAACAATCGGAGAGTAAAAATGACACCAATATTATGGGGTATTAGCTTAAAATACCAAGCTTATGCCTTATAATTTAAACGGTTGACAAGTTATCTAAACGAGACTAGTATTGTTTAATTAAAGATTTTGTTGTATAATAAACCAAGCATAACACTGGATATAAGGATAATAATAATGGAAGAACCAGATAAACTTATGATGGATGCAGGAGCTTTAGGTATTACGGCTGGAGCTTTATTTGAGATACTGCCTAGCGTTACAGCGCTGGCTTCGCTTATTTGGGTGTGCATCAGAATTTATGAGACAGATACCGTACAAAAATTACTTGGTAAATAAAAGGATTAAAAATGGCATCAACATATACTACACGAATTGGTTTAGAAAAACAAGGAGATGGCGAGAACGCTAACACTTGGGGTCTTAAGTTAAACTCAAATGTTATTGACCTTGTAGACGAAGCCATTGCTGGTTACGAAACTATTGACCTTTCTTCAGGTGCAGTAACTTTAACTGATACTAATGGTGTTCCTAACCAAGCTAGAAACTTTGGATTAAAGTTTACTGGTGCTTTGACAGCAGACACAACAGTAACTATTCCTGCTAAAGAAAAAATTTATTATATCTTTAATGACACAACAGAAAACTACACTATTTATATTAAGCCAGCAGGCGGTACAGTAGTATCAGTAGTTGAGGCTGGTCGTAGCATGATTGCTGCTACTGATGGTTCTAACATTAACTTGCTTGAAAGTGTTGACCCTAATATTTATGCAACCAAAGTAGAGGTTCAAGCTGTATCGGCTACTATGGCAACAAGTATTAATAACAGTAACGTAGCTCGTGCATCTTTATCAGCTACGATAGCAACAAGCATTAATAATTCTAATGTAGCAATTGCTGCAAACACAAGTATTATTGCGGTTGTATCTTCAACAATGGCAACGAGCATCTCCAATACTAACTCACGTATTGCTGCAACTTCTCTTGCCTTAGCTACAAGTATTTCAAATAGTAACTCAGCTATTACAACAGTATCTGCAACTCTTGAAAGTAGAATTGCAACCGTAAGTGCAAACTTAGCAAATGGTTCTTTTGTTGTTGCGGCAGCCACAAGTGTTGTTTATCCGTTTCCTTCTGGAACTCGTTTAGTTTTTCAACAAACAACTGCTCCTGTTGGGTGGACAAAGGTAACAACAGATAATAACAAAGCACTTCGCCTTGTAAATGGAACTGTTGGCTCTGGTGGTACTCAGCCATTCACAACAGCATTTGCAAGTCAGGCTGTTAATGGTTCTGTGTCTGGTACAGTAGCTAATCACACTCTAACGCTTGCTGAAATTCCAAGTCACACTCACTTTGTAGCAAATAGTGATGCAAACTCAACCCCTGTCCTTTCTAATGAATCAGTTACATATGGTAGCGCCGGTGGGCTAGGAAATAGTGATTACGTTTTAGGGGGAACAACATCAACGCCTAACAGGGGTTTGTCTAGCCCCTCAGGTGGCGGCGGCGCACACAATCACGGATGGTCAGGAAGTTTTTCTGGTACTGCAATTGACATGACTGTTCAATATGTTGACGTAATTATTGCATCAAAGGATTAAAAATATGAAAATGGAAGTTGAAAATAATTGTCCAATAAACAAATTTGAACCCTGTAAAAAATTACAGTGTTCGTGGTTTATAGAGGTTCGTGGTACGCACCCGCAAACTGGAGAAGATATAGCTGAATGGGGTTGTTCAATGGCTATGCTTCCTATGCTTATGATTGAGAACGCTAGACAATCTTCTCAAACTGGGGCAGCGGTTGAAAGCTTTAGAAATGTTATGGTTGAACAACAAGAAAAAATATTACAGTTAGCACAAGCTGGAGAGGTTGAAACAAGACTTATTAGATAATGGCATCAACTGACACAAAACCTTTAACGCTTAACTTCTTACCTGGTTTTCACAGAGAGTCTACGCAGTACTCTGAAGAAGGCAAGTGGTATGATGGTAATCGTGTTCGCTTTCGTGAAGGTAAACCTGAAAATATAAGAGGCTATGAAAAGTTTTCTGATTCTATTGTTGATGGAATTCCAAGAGATATCTTAACATGGACAGATAATCAAACAAGACCTTATATTGGTATTGGTACTAACACACATTTGTATGCTTTTCAAAACCAAACGCAATATGATATTACTCCTATTGTCTGTGTTGTATCTGTATCTGGTAACTTTGAAACCTATACTAATAAAACACTTGTTAGAGTTAGTATAAATAATTTTATCACAAGCACAACAGATAGAGTTGAGTTTTCTGGCGTTGCTACTATTGGTGGCAATTTAAACATTAATGGCATCTCTACAGTTGTTAGCATTTCAGGTACTAATAGTTTTTATATTGATGCTGGCGTTACTGCCGCATCTGCTTCAGCTGACCAAGGTTCAGCAGGTAACATTAGTTTCTTTTTACAGAATGAAGAGTCTGATGCTATTCAAGGTTTAGGTTATGGTGCTGGTATTTATAATGCTGGCGTCTCTATATCAGGCGCAAGAGCTTGGAACGAAGAAGCAGCGGAAAGTGCCATTACATTCTTGCCATCAATGTGGCAGTTAGATACTTGGGGTGAAGACCTATTAGCTTTACGCAGAGGTGGTCAACTATATGTAGCAGACATTGACGCATCAATTGTTCCGACACGTTCTTATGTTATATCAGCTTCACCAACAGCTACAACTTTCTTAGTGTCTCCTAATGATAGACACGCTATTTGTTATGGTGCAAGAGAGTTTGCAACAACAGTAGGTACTGGAATTAACCCAATGCTTGTGCGTTGGTCAGACCAAGAAGACTACACCAACTGGACACCAAGTGCCATTACTACATCTGGTGAAGTTGTGCTTGCAGAAGGCTCTAGAATTGTAGGGGCTAATCGTTCACGCAATGCTATTAACATTTGGACAGACAGAGCTATGTATACTCAGTCTTTTGTTGGTCCTCCTTTTATCTTTAGCTTTACTCAAGTAGGTTCTAACTGTGGTTTGATTGGGCAACACGCACATGTGGATTTTGACGGCGTGTCTTATTGGATGGGTGATAATAACTTCTATGCCTTTGATGGTAGAGTTCAAGTATTGCCTTGTACTATTAGACGACATCTGTTTGATAACTTTAACATGACAAACAAAGAAAAAGTATTTGCTGCAATTAACTCAGAGTTTAAAGAAATCATTTGGCTATATCCATCTAGTACTAGCTCTGAGCCAGACTCATATGTTATATACAACGTAGAGGAGCGTACGTGGGTATACGGTAAATTATTTGAGAATGGTATAGTAACTCTATTTGCTGATAGGAATGTTTATGATAGTACAATTACAGTTGGCAAAACATCCCCAAGCAATTCTTATTTTGTATACAATAATGAGCCTGACGAAATCTATACAGGTGATGGACAACCTTTAACTTCGTATCTACAGTCAGCTGAGTTTGATTTAGACGAGGGTAAGAGCTTAATGTTTATAGATAGAATCATTCCTGATTATTATTTTGACGCTGGTGAAACAGTTAAGATGGAAGTAAACATTAAACAATATCCAAACTCTACTATGAAAACAAAAGGTCCGTTTACTATATCTCAAAATACAAAGAAGGTAGACCTAAGAGCAAGGGGCCGTCTTGCTGATGTAAAGGTTACAGCAACTAACTCTGGAGCTTGGAGGTGGGGTTCTGTTAAACTATCACTACAACCTGATGGAGACAGGTAATGGCTACATATCCAGGACTTCCTAAGTATTACAACATTACTACATTAAGTGAGTTAATGAATGTATTAAATACATATACTAATGAACTAACAAGAGAGCTTGACCTAAGAGACAGACAGCAAGATAACCTACCTTCTACAAAAGTATATACAGTAACTACAGTTACAGATATAGGTAGACCAGCAGCGGGAGATGTGGCTTATTCTACTAGTTCTGTTAAATTTAGGGGATACACAACAACAGCAACAGGGTGGGTAGATTTTAATTAAGGTCTGGTATATCCACGTAATATATAGTATAATAAAGAAAATTAAAAGGAACATACACTATGGCATATGGACAAAATATGAAAGCACCAATGGCAGGTATTACTGGCCTCGCTGCCCTTAAGGGTAGACAGGGAGATAATACTCTTGTCCATGTTAATCCTATGGAACTTAAAGCTTTAGACAACATGGCTCCTGGCGGTCTTACACGTAATCCATACACAGGCTTGCCTGAAGCATTTAAGCTTAAAGACATTCTTCCTGCTCTTGGTGCAGTAGCTGGTGCTGCGTTTCTTCCAATGATGATTCCTGCTTTGGCTGGTGGTTCAGCCTTAGCTGCTGCTGGTGCTGCTGGTTTAGGCGGCGCTGCAGGTACTGCTTTAGCTGGCGGTAACAGAGAAGAGATTCTTGGTTCGGGTC